GGGTGCTCGGAAGCTATGGAATTAGTGTAGGACAGAAGAAAAGTGGCACAGGTAACAATAATGGTCCTAAAATAGTAGATAATAGTAAGAACAACGTAGGTATCAAATGAGAAAACTATTTGCTTTACTTTTATTTCTGCCATCTGCTGCATTTGCTGACATAAAACAAGAGTTTGTTACTTCAGCACAAATTACGGTAGATATGCCCTTTGTAACTACACAAAAAGTTGGGACGACATACTCTTTAAGCGGAAACAATATTACCCCATCTGTAACTGTAGGAGATACCACAACAGCAGGAAAAATAGGTGGGATCAATGTTGGTTCGTTATCTAATGGCGTTCCAGCAATGATACAAACAGATACTACAGTAACCTCAAGTGGCTCGGCCTTTTCAAAAACAGAATCCGTAATAATGGGAGATTCTACACCATCTGCTGTAACTCCTTCTAGCGGTATTGCATCATTACCAATACTAGGTGGAACGACAACAGTAGCTTCGGGAGGAACTGCGGGAAATCTAGCTCTTACGTCATTATCATCAGGAGTCCATACTTGTACTGCTGGTGGATCAGGTACAAGTTGCATAGGATCTACTAAAGTTACTATTACGATTGACTAGACTTTGGCTGCTAGTTTTATTAGTATTACCTATAAGAACACTTGCTGTTCCTGTAGTTCCACAGTTTCGTACAGGAAGCTCTACAACATCAAGTACATCTGAATCAATAATTAATGAAACGATTACGAGCCATCAATATCGCACAGGATACTCCTACTCAGCATCAGGACATAATGTCGAATCTGAAACGGGATATATCAACCCTACTCCTACGACTACGAATGAACAAACAGTCGGGGGAGTAAACTTTCATTGGACTTCACCAAACTTAGAAGCTATTCCTCGTTGGTCAATAACAAACGATGGAGCAGCATTTTCGCTCCAAGAAACTTTAATAACACCAGGATTAGATACAAGTACAACCATAACTCGTCAGATAACAACAAGCACTACAACAGAAACTACAACTACATTTGGGCAATAGCTATAATCCTTTGCCCTGCAAGGGTTTTGGCTAATACAACAGTAGCTTCTCCATCGTCAAATGCTCAAGGTGTTGTAAATAATAATGCAACGATGATAACTCCATCAGCTATGCCATCTTACAAAATGAGTCAAGGCATAGTATGTGCTTCTCCTAGCCTTACAGTTACACCATATTTAACAGATAGCTGGTCTTTCGGATTACCTAGAGAAACTATTACGAGAACACCAATCTATGACGAAGATACTGGAGAGATCAAATATTACTCAGAAATACCTAGATTTGAAAAAGATAATTTTAATTTAAATTATGGAATTTCGGCTCAACTAAACATACCATTGGGAAAGTCACCAGCCCTTTGCCATGAAGCGACCCAAGTAAATATTGAAGCTCAGAGGCTACTGATAAAGAAAACTAAAATGGAAATTAGCCTCTATCGTTTGGAGATGTGTGCAAAGATGGCTAAAGATGGAGTTACCTTCAAACCTAATACTCCTAGTGCTATTACCTGCGAAGATATTGTTGTTAATATTCCACCAAATCAAGTTATCCCACATACTCACAAATTAGAGTAGACAAGTCACGGGTATTAAACTCATCTACGGATTATTATTTTACCTTCTTTTTAGTTAATTTGGTAACGACTTGTTTAACTATTGGGCGGACAAGCTGAAGTACCAATGGTGCAGAAGCACCAACCAAAGCAAGGCTAAAGACCCCAACAAACTGAGGAGCAGATGGAATGTAT